ATCGATGAATATCAATATTTTCAAATTGCGTATTTGTTTTTCGATATGTTTTTGGAAGTTTTGGACATTTAATTTTAGCTCCTTTTTCAATAAACCAATCATACAATTGTTTTATATTTTTTTTTTTACACATAAATAATAGATTGGAAAATGCTTTATCCAAATCACTCGAATCACCACATCCATGTTCATACAACCATCTAATCAATTCATAATTATCTGTGGATTTTGTTGAGTTTTCCATCATGGTTTCCATTTTCTGATTTCTGATATCAATGGGAATATTATTCTCATCAAGTATTTTTTTTATATCCATTGGTGTAGTTTTTTTCTTTTTAACCAAAGAAAATAATTTTTTCTGTGCTGCACTTGGCATTAATTTAACAATAAAACACTTTTTATCTTTAAATTATTATATTATTTTGATTAATAATTAATAGTAAACCTCATTTTTCTATTCAATTAAAATTAGAAAATGAGTGATAAAAACAATCTTATCAATATTGCTCCACTTTCATTTGTTTCAAAATTTACAATATAGGCATTGGATTATGATATTAAAACAATTCGTGGTGAATTGTTCTCCAGTGAAAATTTGAAATTAAAAAAAGTTGTTTCATTTGATTATTTTCGTGATGGAACTGTATTATTTCACCTTCATACAAATCCACTGGAAACTTTCACAGAACAAGAATTTATTAATATATATAATAATTTGACTTATGAAGAAGTGTTGTGTGTCGTAGTTTATCGTCATAGCGAGGAAAATCCAGATCATACTTATGGCAAAATCCAATATCATGTGCGTCCGTTATGGCAAAATCCAATATCATGTGCGTCCGTGTCCAATAAATTTTTTTCCAAATTCGCTGATTAATTGGTATAATTGGCTGGGTGATATGGTTCCATAATTGATTGACGATGAAATAGAAGGTCTAATAAAATTAAAACAAAATTTGATTGTTTAGCTAAACAATCATATACAATTTACAATTGATGGCTAAAACAAAAGAGCCAATGATAGCACATTTATTTGGTACCATAACTAACGAATATTCACAACCATTGGAATTCTTGGATGAAAAAGAACAACCAGTCGATTTTGGAATAAGTAATGAAATAAAACTAAATCAATTAATATTTCCAATTGAATGTGTAAAATGGAAAGGGTGCAGTAAAAATTATATTTGTATTGGGAATATTAAATACCATCGACAAACATTTGAGATGTATGATTGTGTAATTTATAAAAACAACTTATTATGGCTAAAGCGTCAATTACCAATTTATTGCCATGTTTGTAAAATTCAGATTGATTCATTTAAATTATATCATGATCATTGTTCTAATGCGAAACATGTGGAAATGACATTTCGTGAAAGATTTAATACCAAATTACATCCAATGTTTTGGAAATCAAAAAATTCTAAAAAAAACATTTTTAAAAAATTATCAGTTTTAAAATTACCCAAACAAAATATTCTTCTGGCATTCATTGTACTAAAACAATTTCCTATCATCTCATATGAAATTCATCACAAAATAATGTTTGAATATTTATTAGGTACTGGATTTCAATTAGTGATTCACCATTATTATAGTTTAAAAAATAATTCAAAACCAATGTCATTACAAACATTAATTAGCAAAATTAATTATAATTTGGAATACGCATACCGCACATATCAGTTATATGGGGATAATGGTTACATTCGAAATATATTAATTACCAATAAAATACCATTTATTTAACAAAAAATAAAAAAAAAATAATTTATTTTTTATTCATAGAAAAATCCATCATCACCCTGTTCCTTATCTAACTGTATTTCATATTCATCCATTTCAAATGACTCTAGTGGATTTTTATTTTCGTTGGATGAATCTTTTTTTACTCGTTTTGCCAAGTGTTGTTGGTGTCGATATTTTTTTCGACATAATGTAATCATTCGGGTCAGTCGATCTTTTAAATAAGCTTTGTCATTTTCTGTGAAAAAAGATGCGTTTTGAATTTCACCACTAAGTTTATGTTTCAATATGTCTGGTCGCTTTGTTTTTAAAAAACTTTTATAAAATTCATAAAAATTTAGAGAATGACATATTGATTGAATTTGATGTTCAATTTTTGGTTCATTCCGCAATTTTTCTTGGATTTTTAAAATTTCATCTTGTCGCTTTCTTTTATTTTTCAAAGTGTCTTGAATATTGGTTCCTAATAGTTGGACAAATTCTGGATTTTTAGTGGTTTTGGAATTTTCATAAATAATTTGTTCTCGAAAATAATCAATTGATTTGTCCAGATTTTCAATTTCATTAAACAAAGATTGTAATTCTTTTTTTAATGGAAGAAATTTTTCTGCTATAAAATCATCTGGCACCAAAATGCGATACTTGGTGGTCATTGACATATTGAAAACAAGTGATTTATTTATATACCCAATACTAATAAAAAAAATCAAATTTTTAATTGTTACTTGAAAATTTAATGAGCAAAAAAAATTGGTGATAATCTCTAAATAGTGATAAGAATTATTCGTCTATAAACACCCTCATAATAAAAACATTCTTTATGTTTATTTTTTGGTGAACAATTTGCTCCATAATTAGACATTATTTTTAGTTATGAACGATAAGTAAATTTTTTATAAGTCCCGGAAAAGCACAATACGTCCATCTTTCAATATCACTAAATCAATTAGATCTGGATACAAACATTTGAACTTTGATAAAATTGTTGCATGTTGATAATTTTTTTTCGTGGAAGTCAGATGGTGTTTTTCCCTTTTTAAAATAGGATTTTGTACAACCATGACGCTTGTCTGATTCAATTTTCTTTTTTTTCGTGATGGCATATTGGTTGTTTATTTATCAATAACTTTAAAATGCAAAAAAAATCAAATTTACTTTAATTTTTTTATACACAACACCAAACAAACAACATACCAACAAAACAGACACCAATACAAAAAAAACAATTACAAACAACATACCACCAAAGAGACACCAATACAAAAAAAACAATTATAAACAACATACAACAAACAACATACCAACCAAACAGACATCAAATGGACATCAAATGGACATCAAATGGACATCAAACGGACAACAAACGGAAAACAAACAACAACAATAACAACCAAAACGCAAATGTCAAAACGCAAATGTTAAAACACAAAGGACAGGTTCATAACTTTTGTCGCATATTTTTTATCTTGATGTTTCATATATGTGAAATTAAGAAGTAGAAAATCGCTATATTAACAAAACTATTTGAAAATTTAAAATCAAATTTTTTGTATTTAATGACCACGATTGTTTGAATAAAAAAATATATATTAGATTAATAAGCATAACCAGATAAACACATAAATCAGACAAACAAACAGGTTGTCTCCAGCTCATAATGACATGGAATACGCTTCACCACTAAATTAGCTCGTTCTGCCACAAAACTATTCGATACCACTGGTCGTAGATGACTTGGTAGATATGCTGTTATGTGAAGGTTTTGTTTCTTCGACAATGGGCGAATTGGATCACCGGTTTCTAGGTCAATAATTTTCGCGACACTAAATGCCATAGCCTTGTCACTGAGTCGAACCACCAATTCTGTGATTACTAGACGATACTTTTTGAAAGAAACCAATGGAAAATCGCGTGGAAGTGATCGTTTTCCGCCCAAATATTGAAACGTACAATGGTGACAATAAGAGATAAAATCGTCTTGTTTTCCATGAACACCCATTGCTTCAAATAACAAGTCCTGGCGATCTTTCTCTTTCAAAAATAACCCAACGTAAAACGGAGTGGTTGATTGAACATAATGTGGAAGTACCATTGGATCTTCTGGCGATTTCAGACTTTTTTCAATTGCGTTTAAAATGGGAGCACAAACCACTGACAAATCATGACGAAGGTCATTCAAGACATCATGATTATCATGGACAAATGTTTCGAATTCCCCTTTAGCTCCATTAAATGTAGTTGTTGCTTTTTGGAAAAGGGAATCGTCGTGTTTGTACAATGGATAAAGAATTGATTGTGGATGTTCTCGAAATCCATTAAAGTTGCGAATTGTAAATTCGGCAACTTCTTCAAATGGATATTCAAATCGTCCAACAATCATTTGATCACCAACAATGGATCGCTTGATAATTCCCGCCAGCGAAATTGCCAAATACAAATAGTCCTTGCGCAATGATGATACATCAGTGGCATGCTCTGGAGTGAAAAATAGAATGCGTGCTTGATTTTTTTGCGCGATATCCAGATAACGCTTGTATTGCTTGGGTTCTGCGTTACATCGAGTAATGAACAATACTTGACTACCATTTGCACTTTTCAAATCATGATAAATCGCTCCTTGGCAAGAAAAAGAATGCCCCCAATAATCATCCTGCTCATAATAATTTGCTCGAATTCCATTGGCTTTCAACTTATTCACACAATAACTCCCAATTGTACTTTTACCACTACCTTGAATTCCCTGGGTAAATATCACAAGGGGTGTTGTTTCTGTTCCATTGATTTGACGTGGTGGATAAAGTGCCAAATCAGCTTCTTGATAGTCCCTCTTTGAAAACTCTCCAATATCCGATTCACCAACAAGGATATCAGTTTCCCCCGTTTCATCCATAAATTCTTTCCAATAACGATAAAACCCATTTTGGAGTTTTCCTTTGACTGATCGAACTTCTGTGACATCGAGAATAGATGTTGGATACTTTTTTTCAACAAGCCACATGCCAAATCGTTGGAGTTTTTGAGTAATTCGAATGGAAGCAGCTGTATTCAATCCATGATAATCCGCCGTGTCAATAATGCGTTGTTGGATATCAGTAAGACGTGTCGTACCTTTCAGAAGAACTTGACGAGTGATACGCTTCAAAATATATCCTGCTGCCTTGGTTTTCACCAATACAGTTTTACCTGTTTTCTGATTTGTCAAATAAAGAACACCTCCTTCTCCATGATCCATACGACCCAAATAAAAGATTTTTTCCAGATTTTCCACTGAATCAATTTTTGAATCATAAACAACACGGAAATCCACCGTATCCAAACCCGTGGCTCGAATTTTTGCAAGTGTTTCAACTGTCTGACCATCACTACATCCAAGACCATCTTTGAACAATCCAAACATTCGAACTTTATTGTCACCTGGGGTAAAATGCTCCCCATCACACAATTCACCACCTAAAGTGTATCCTTGTCGAAACATATCCAGCAAATATTCATTGGTGGACAATACATCAATTTTTTCCACAAAATAAGCAAAAATCTTGCTCAAAATGGGATTCATTGGATGCTGTGTTTTGAATTGTTCCCATTTTTCAGGAGAACGCAAAATATCGACTGGAACTGGAACGTGACAATTTTTTGAACCAGCTACCAAAATTTGCGTTCCATCGTCTTCTTCCATGAGTCGACAGACACACATTTTGCCATTTTCTTTTGAAGTATATGTAGCAACCAGTTCATCCGATTTGGCCCATTCAACAACTTCTTCATGACGATATATATTTACCGTTTTTTTGAATTTACTGTTCCCATTGTCTGGATCTTCATCAACTGGAGTAAATCCAGAAAACTTACGCGGTCCTTCAATTAGGCCAATAATTTTTTTGGTAATTCCATTAACCAAAACAGTACATCCACGTGGCAAAATATCTAGCAATTCCGGATATTTGTCATAAGTAGCATCATCCGAGACACGCCTTTTTCCTTTGACCTTGATTTTGAAGGTGTAAGTGGAGAATTTTTCATGGACGACATGGTTAACACCAATTAATTTGAGACATTTTGAGTTACTGGGATCCAGCAAATGGGCTTTGGCTTGTTGAAAAAAGTTCATGATTATTGGGTGGTGTTTGTATGAGGGGGTTTTCAATTGATAAATAATGGTAAATCAAAAATAAAAAAATCAAATTTTTTTTTATTATGTAAATAAAAGACATTATCATAATTAAAAAATGTCTACATCTTTAATCAAAATATCAAATAACCATTAATGAACGAACCCCTGGAAAATCCATTACCAAAATTATATAAAATGAAAAATCTACATTTTAAAACATCTTATGATGGTAAAGATTCACGGATTGAATCAATGTCATTGGGTGTTTTTATTTTATTTTTCATGGTGAACGAAATAAAAAGATTTTGTTTAATTACAATTTAAAAATAAAATGAAAAAACATTCCAATGGATCAAATTAATAAACAAATTAAATTAAGAAAACCAACACTTGGTGATATTCCAAATTTAACAACTATAGAAAAAACTATATTTCGTGAATATCTTCAATATGACGAAGAAATTTGGCAAGATGATTTAACCATTTGTATATTTCAGCAATTGTTAACCATCAATGATGAAATTGTGGGGGTGGTTATGGTCACTTTACATGAAAAATCCTATTATGCAATTGAAAATATTTTTGTGATTCCCACTTGGCAAAAAAAAGGTATAGGTGGACAATTATTAAAAATGGTGTATGATTTTTGTGTAAAAGATGGACGTGTCAATAGAATTGAATTAATGTGTGATTTGAACGTTATAAAATTTTATCAGAAAAATGGTTATTATAAAAAAAATTTATGTACAGAAGAAGATGATGGTATAACTCGTGTAATTATGATTAAATATTTGGAAAAAATTGTTGTACGAAAACCTAATATAAAAGACATTCCACAATTAATGAAAATTGATAAAGAATTATTTCGACCAGAACTAAGAGAATCAGAATATGAATGGGAATCACATATACAATATGATTTATTCAGCCAACTAATTACAAGTGAAACAGGTGAAATAATTGGAGTAATTATAGTTAATTCTATGATGAGTATGTATTCAATTGACGTGATATTTGTTGGAAAAAAATACCAACATAGTGGTTTTGGAAGTGTCTTATTGTCAATGGCAAAAGAATATTGTTTAAACAGAAAAACAAAAAAAAATAAGGATTATGATAATTACGATGAAATTTATTTACATTGTGATAAAGATAAATCTGGATTTTATAAAAAACATGGATACAAAATCAAATCTTGTTTTTTAGAAAATGGCGTGAATCGTTACGAAATGACATTAACTTTGTAATTTGTTTTTTTTTATTTTTCACAAGGTTTTTAAGATTTTTAATGAATATACGGCATGTTTTCAGAATGAAAAACCTTTTTCTACCATATTCTCTACCCCAAAGTACTAATGATGTTAAACCACCACGACTTGGCGGAAGTTTGATGATATTTTGAATTGATGATTGAATTTGCGTTTTTGTAAGCATGCTACCACCCGACAGAATTATAGTATTTATTTTATGTTGATGGTAAAACTGATCTGTTAAATGACTTTTTTCCAAACCTGTAAAAGTTAAATTGAGAGTATGAATTTGATTAAATTTGTGAAGAAATGGTAGTTCATCTTCATGTATTTGTAATTTAAATTTAATATTTGGAAAATGACGTATCATTATTATTTTTTTGATAGTTGATAAATTTTCGTTTAAGTAAATTATTTCTGGATGGGAATAAATGTTAAATAATTTATTAAATATAGGGAAATGTAATGCTAAATTTTTCCTATCATTAAATTTTATATATGGAAACACCAAGAACAAATTATTAATTGACAACATAAATTAAAATATTATCAATTAAAAATATTTTAAATAATATTTTCGATTTTTTTTAATTTTCACACCTATTTAATTAAGGAAACAAATTAATATACGCCAAACCACCATTTAATTTTTTCAAAAATACTTTTGCTATTGATGGTATCGCGATATTGTTGATTTTGTTGAATTCGCACAAGACATTCAAATATATTTTTTAAATAATTTCGAACATCTTTTACAATTTCTTTTGTCAATGGTTTGGCAATTTCATTATGAAATAATTTTTCTCGTATTTTTATAAATTTAGAAGCAATATGTTTTGGATGGCTATAATCACTCACTCCAGAACATACATTATATATCCAAGTATTTTGACTTAGTTTTTTTGATTCATTTATTTTTTTTGAATTCAAAAGTATTAAATTTAACAAAATATAATTCATCAATAAACTTGTGGAATATCCTATTTGTGCTCCTGAACCAATCATACAAAATCCATTTCTCCATTTTATTGGATCCAAATTATCATTGGATAATTTATTTGATGACTTATTGGATGATTTATATGTCTTGGCGTAATCAACAATGACCGTTTCCATTGTGTTACAAAAATGTTTCAACATATTTTCATTGATAAAGCATTTATATCGTGGATTTCCATCATGATATTGAACTTTGTATGAAATTGAATTTTCCAAAAGATTCCAATATATTCGACCGCTATTATGACAATTTTCAGACATCTTGTATTGTTTATTTATGTAGAAATGAAAATCTATAAATACTTTTTTCAAATAAAAAAAGTATTTTTGGTTAATTTAATAATAAATCTCTAAAACCAATCTTTCAATGTCAAATACAACATATGGTTGACTACAACTGACGCTGTTACTCTGAAAATCCCAGTGAAAAAAGATTTCTGATTGGAACTGGTTAATTCAAATGATTTTTTAAATCCATGCCATATATTAAAATCATGTTGATGATGTTGCCGGTACAACCGCATTCCATCCAATGGATAGACCGCAACTGCTGAAACCATTGCACTAGTGGCAGATGCCAATGTGTCATTTTGTTTTGGAAAGATAGATTTTGGTAGTAAATGTTCATAATGGAATTTTGTAAATCCATAAAGCATGAAATAAATATTTACCCAGATCATATCTCGTGTAATTAAAGGAGATGCGCCACGATAAAACCCATTTAATCCATATTTTTTATAAATATTCTTTGAAACTTGGAACCAAGATGTATTGGATAATGATGTTTGCATTGGTGTTTTAATTGCATTAATAGGAGCAGATGCCAATGAATAAATGACACCGAGTGTTAAGCTGGAATAAATTTGTGAATATTTTTGATTGTATCCTGTTTTCAAATATTGTTCTTTGAAATATTCTTGACCACCATATGTCAACACACTTTTACAACTATATGTAATTGTATTGAATGCCATTCCATTTGTAAAAGCAGATGTTGTTTTATGTTGTGGTATATTTTTACCAAAAAAATAACGAACACGCATTACATCAATTGGATAAAACATTGTGGAATTAATAAGCCCACTAAAAAATCCACTTTTAATTTTTCTTAAATTGTCATTATCATTTTTTTTATTACATGTTGTCATGATTTAAAATAAAACTTGATGTTTCACATTTTCATTTTGCATGTAGTAAAAATCAAATTTTATTAACAATTAATAATGTTAAGACGACATAGTTATCATTTTATTCATCTTCAATAAAATCTAATGACTCAAAACTTGGTGGTTTTGAACTTTTTGAACTGGATCCTTTTGTTCGTTTTTTTATAGATTGTTTTGTATTTTTTTTTTGGGAAATTGTCGTGTTGATTAATGATGGATCATATTTATCTGGTGAAAATAAATACGTTTCAATATTTTGAGCAACTTTAATTCCAATTTTTCTTTTTTTTCCAGTAGAAGTGGTAGCTTGGATATTTTTGAGTTTTTCCACCCGTTCATCAGAATCCAATGTATTAAATGCTAAAATAAATTGTGTTAGAGTTGGATATACTTGAACAATGGCATTCGCACAAGAGGTCGAAATTCCAGGAATTGAACTTAATTGGAGTTTATAAACTAATTGTGGTGTTACATTTTTTTTACTGGATTTCATATTGTGAAACAAACTCATTTCATTGGTATAATTTTTTTTCAAAAAAGTCAATCCCTGTTTTTCTAATTTGCGACCAATATAGTCCATAAATTCATAAGTTTGTTTTAAACCATTACTAATAAATACATTAAAATTATCACGTAAATATAAATTGACTAATGCCGAATAAATTGTTTCTTTGGATACTTTGTTGAATTCAAAAGACAAGTTATTTTGACTTAAATCCCCTTCAATTAAATAAATAATTTGGGGCTTTTGGAAATTTTCCAACAAACGTGCTTTTTGTTCACGATAACGACCATCGTTAATCGAACTCGCCATATCCTCAATTGTT